CTATTAATAGCGTAACTACGTCTACTCCTATCACACCCACAGCTATTACTTCTGGAGTTGATTCTCTAGATCAAGCTATAACTCCTATAGCCTCAGACCGCACTACTACTCAACTATTCTCAGACTACGGCGCTACTCCACAACAGGAAACCGCTGCTCCGCAACAGGAAACCGCTGTTACTGCTGTACCTACGCAGGCTTATGATTTGACTAACATGAATCAAATGTCTCAAGCCATCGCTGGGGAAAACAGTCAAGGACAGCCAGTAGTTGTCGACTACTCTTATGATCCAGTAACTGGAGAGTACATCGAAGATTTCTCCGCGCTTGGTGTAATAGGTGATGCTGCTTTTAAAAGGTATAGTCCTGAAGAGTTTAACACTAAGTATGGACAAGCCCTAACTCCTTTCCAAGAGCAAGCTGTTGAGCCAGCGGGTATAGACTACTCTCTCTACGGTGAACAACAGCGTCCTTATATTACAGCAGCAGACTTCGCTGACTTAGATCCTGCTGACTTTGCTCAATATACTGATATGATACCAGAAGGCGCTCAGCTTGGTGATGGTCTTACTCCTGAGCTGTTGGCCTCTGAAACAAACAAAATGAGGGTTAGAGATATTGAAGGCATAGGCTTAACAACCGATGCTTTTACAGATGAGCAGCTGTCTGATCCCTTGTTATTTAAAGCAGCGTTTGAACCAAAAAAGACAGAGTACTTAGAAGGTCAACGCAACAACGTAATGGAGTTGTATAAGGCAGGCGATCAAGAAGCATTTGGTAGTGTTTACAACACACTTAACCCAAACAGTCAGCTTAACTTTTTACATTCTTTATACACTGATGAAAGCTTAACTAAAGAAAACTATCTTAAGTTAGCAGGCGCTACCTTAGCAGCAGAAGATGCTCGTTTAAATGGTGGAGAAAACTCTGGTACTTCCTATGCTGTTATAAATGATTATGACACAGGCGACAGGCTTTATGAGTATCCTACTGACCTAGGCCCTGAGTTTGCAAAAGAAGTTGTGTTGTTTGAGGATCAAGAAGCCCGCCAAGGAAATAGATCAGCAGGGCTTACAGAAGCTGAGTGGTTTAAGCGCACACTAGGCGATAAAAACACTGAACAAGCAGATAAGCGTTCTGGTTGGGTTAAAGTCCGTGACAGTGTTATCCGACCCTTAGCTCAAGTAGTTTTATCTGCTGCAACAGGTGGTATGTCCGATGCAGTACAGGCGGCAGTTAAGGGCGCAACTGGAGGTACACTACACGCTTCCGACTGGTTAGCTTTAGGTTCTCAGGGAATGAAGCACTTTGGTGATGCAGGTTCTTTAGCTGAAGCTCAAGCTAAAGCTGATGTTGCTGGTGAAGCCGCTGTTCACGAAGCTATGGACTCGTTTAACGCAGCCTCTACTAGTGCCGTACCTACTGTAACAACTGCTGCTGACTTTGAACAGGGCTTAGAAGGTATAGCCGCATTTGGAGAGATAGGTAATGTTGCTCCTAACTACGATTCTGTCTATAATACAGCGTATAGTGACTCTCTTGCTGAAGCGGGTAAAGGCATACAGGCTTTAAACTCTCTTGAAGGCATGGTGGAAGCTACAGGCTTTACTGTTGAAGAGCTTAAAGATCTTTATTCTAAAGTAAGCTCAGGTGATTCTACGTTCTTAGATTATGGTTTATCTGACGCTGTGTTCGACCTTTTAGTTAAACCTCCTGAAGACATGGCTGGCATGATTCTTAATTGGGTTGGAGGAGATAACATCAATGTTCTTTCCGAAGAAGGTACAATAGGCTTAGATGATGTAGTTAAAACAGTAGCTGATTCTTTTGAAGACTACAACGATGCTAATGAACAGGTTTTCCCTACAGGTGTACAGCCGGATATGCCGGACACTGAAGAAGCGGAAATCCCTGAGATAATTAACGAAACTATACCAGCTTATGAGCAACCCGCAGGAGGCTCTGGAACTACAGGAGGCACAGGCACTACAGGAGGCACTGGCACTGCTGGAGGCACTGGCACTACAGGAGGCACTGGCACTACAGGAGGCACTGCTGGAGGCACTGGCACTACAGGAGACTCTGGAACTACAGGAGGCTCTGGAACTACAGGAGGCACTACTGGAGGCACTGGCACTACTGAAGGCACTACAGGAGGCACTGACACTACTGAAGGCACTACAGGAGGCACTGACACTACTGAAGGCACTACAGGAGGCACTGACACTACTGGAGGCGGAACTAACGACCAAAGCGGTGGAGGCACATACGAAGGAACTGTTCTAACTGAAGACGGTGGCCTTAATCGTGAAATGACATGGGATGATAGAGAGCTTTATGAGGACATCACTGATGTTTTAAGCTCTAGTGACGGTGCTGAGTGGGGAACATCCGGTGTTTTTGAAGTAGTTATAGATAACATACGTTATAAAGTAGATTGGGATGAGGGTACTTGGCGTGGACAAGGAAGAGTAGAAGAACCAACTTCAGAAGTAACAGAAGAAGTAGTAGACTTAAACGCCGATCCTTTTTCTCCAGTAATTGACTTTATAGAGAACTTTGATGTTGAAACTGCTGATGTAGCAGAGGTTGCTAACACTGCTGATGTGGCTGACGTAGCAAATGTAGCGCAGACCGCTGATGTAGCTCAGACCGCTGATGTAGCTCAGACTGCCGACGTAGCTCAGACTGCCGATGTAGCTGCTACGGCTGATGTAGCTAAAGTAGCTGAGCAAGCACAAACGGCTGCTGTTGCTGCTGTAGCTGCGATGGCCGACACTGCTGACGTAGCTAAAGTTGCTAAAGTAGCTGCAACTGCTGCTCTTGCTGAAATAGCGCCTACGGCTGAAGTAGCCGCTGTGGCTCAAACCGCTGCAACTGCTGTTGTCGCTAACATGGCTGACACAGCCGATGTAGCTAAGGTTGCTAAAGTAGCTGCTGTAGCTGCCACTGCTGCCGTGGCCGCTGTCGCTAAAATGGCTGATACTGCTGATGTAGCAGAGGTTGCTAAGGTGGCACAGACTGCTGCTACGGCTGCTGTAGCTGAGGTAGCTGCAGTAGCTGCTATTGCTCAAGTAGCGGACACTGCGGACGTAGCTAAGGTTGCTGAAGTAGCTGCAACTGCTGCTGTAGCTGAAATAGCACCCACGGCTGAAGTAGCTGCTGTTGCACAAACGGCAGCAATAGCAGCTATTGCACAAATAGCAGGAGTAGCAAGCGTTGCTCAAGTTGCTAAGGTAGCCGCTGTCGCTGCAACGGCTGCTGTGGCTGCTGTAGCTGAAGTAGCAGCAACCGCTAGTGTAGCTGAAGTAGCTGAAGTCGCTAAGGTAGCTGCTGTGGCCGCTGTAGCTGATGTGTCAGGTATTGAAGCTGCTGTGGCTGAAGGTGTTGGTCTTTTAGGCGGTGCTATCGGTGAGGGCTTTGAAGGCGTAGGTGAAGCTCTTGGTGAAGGCATCTCAGGACTAGGTGGCGTACTTGGTGGTTTACTTAGCGGCATAGGTGGTAGCTTATCTACACAACAAGCAGAGTCATCTGATGCTGCACGTAGGCTGGCACTTTCAACTAGAACAACGGATAGTTTGTTTAAAGAGTTTGAAGGCCTTAAGACTAAGATAGGCAGTGACGAAGAAATGGTTAAACTAATACAGAGGAAAAGAAGATGACCTATCTACAACTAGTAAACAGTGTGCTACGTAGGTTACGAGAAGATCAAGTAGCTACTGTAGAGCAAAACAGTTACTCACAGTTAATTGGTGAACTTGTAAACGAAGCTAAAGAGACTGTTGAGAACAGTTGGGACTGGACAGGTCTTCGGACTACTATTGTTGTACCTACAGTAGCGTCTACTTACACATACACTATAGCTGGCTCACAGAATAAACTTAAGATACTGGATGTTATTAATGACACTGGTAATACGTTTATGACGGAGCGTGGTAATAGCTGGATGCGTAACTTGTTTCTTAATAACACAGCACCAGAGAGTCAGCCACAGTATTACAACTTAAAGACTTTGGATGCTAATGGTGATAATGTCTTTGAAGTTTATCCTATTCCAGACAAAGTGTATGACTTAAACTTTAGCGTTGTTAAGCGTACACCTTACTTCACTAATGATGAAGATAAACTTAAAGTATCTACAAATGCTGTTATACTGTATGCCACCGCATTGGCCTCTAGAGAGCGAGGAGAGACAGGCGGTACTGCGGCAGCGGAGCAGTTTGCTTTGGCCGATAGAGCATTGTCAGACGCTATTGCTTACGATGCTGCTCAACATCCTGATGAAACTATTTGGACATCCGTATAATGGCTGCACAACTACAGAACATAACTATCTCAGCTCCGGGCTTTTTGGGTATTAATACTCAAGATTCTCCTATTGGCTTAGACCCTGCTTATGCTTCTATTGCTGACAACTGTGTTATTGATCAGCTAGGTAGAGTAGGGGCTAGACAAGGCTACACGGAAGTCACGACTAATGGTGCTGCTGTTTTAGGTACTAGCCGTGGCATTGAAGCAATGGCAGAGTTCATCAGCAGAGACAACGTAACAACTGTGTTTTCCGCTGGTAACCTTAAAATCTTTACTGGCACGACTACTTTAGTTGAGTGTACACTTCCTGCTGGTTATACTATTTTAGATAATGATTGGAAGATTGTTTCCTTTAATAACGATGTCTACTTCTTCCAGAAAAGCCATGCTCCTTTAGAAAGTGTTGCAGGATCAACAACGCTTACTTTATTAACAACTTCAGGTGGTCACCAACCGCCACAAGGTAACGAAGTGTTAGCTGCTTATGGCCGCTTGTGGTCTTGTGATTTAAGTTCTAATAGATATACTGTTTACTGGAGTTCTTTACTGGCTGGCAACGACTGGCACGGTGGTTCGTCAGGCTCTGTAGATTTAACAACTGTATGGCCTAATGGCTATGACGAAGTAGTTGCACTTGCAGAGCATAACAACTTCCTGTTGGTGTTTGGTAAGAAAAACATTATTGTTTACTCAGGCGCTACAAGTCCTAACTCAGACCTGACACTACATGATACCATTGAGGGTACAGGTTGTATTGCTAGAGACTCTATACAGTCAACAGGTACAGACTTA